ATGGCTATAAAGGCCAAAGTTTACAGCTACTTGCGGTTCAGCGACCCGAAGCAGGCCGCCGGCAGCAGCGCCGATCGACAAATGGAATATGCGAGACGCTGGGCGGCCGAGCACGGCATGACGCTTGATTCAGAGCTTTCAATGCAGGACGCAGGACTATCGGCCTATCACCAGCGCCACGTCACACGTGGCGCCCTAGGCTTGTTCCTGCAGGCGATCGATGACGCGCGGATCCCTGCAGGATCCGTGTTGGTGGTCGAAGGGCTGGACCGCCTCAGCCGCGCGGAGCCTATTCAAGCTCAAGCGCAACTAGCGCAGATCATCAACGCAGGCATCACCGTCGTAACCGCTAGCGACGGACGGGAGTACAACCGCGAGGGACTCAAGGCCCAGCCGATGGATCTGGTGTACAGCCTCCTGGTCATGATCCGTGCCCACGAGGAATCAGATACCAAAAGCAAACGGGTGCGAGCAGCGATTCATCGGCAGTGCCAGGGCTGGACGGCCGGCACGTGGCACGGACTCGTGCGCAACGGCAAAGATCCGCATTGGCTCCGCTTAGTTGGCCAAGCCTTTGAAATTGTGCCGGAGCGCGGGGAAGCGGTGCGCACTGCAGTAAGCATGTTCCGCGAGGGGCACGGTGCTGTTCGGATCATGAGAACCCTGGCTGACAGGGGTCTGCAGATCACAAACGGCGGTAACCCTTCCCAGCAGCTATACCGGATCGTGCGAAATAGGGCCTTGATCGGGGAAAAGGTGCTGGAGGTCGACGGGCAGGAGTACCGACTGGCTGGCTACTACCCTCCCCTACTTTCACCTGCAGAGTTCGCCGACCTGCAGCACCTGACAGCACAACGTTCACGCCGTAAGGGCACCGGTGAAATTCCTGGACTTATCACCGGGATGCGGATTGCATTCTGCGGGTACTGCGGGGCAGCGATGGTGTCTCAGAATTTGATGACCCGTGGCCGCCGGGAGGATGGACGCCCCCAGAACGGACACCGGCGCCTGATCTGCGTGAGTAACTCTCAGGGAGGAGGCTGCCCGGTCGCCGGTAGCTGTAGCGTAGTCCCGATAGAGCATGCCCTGGTGACGTTCTGCGCAGACCAAATGAATCTGTCTAGGCTTCTCGATTCCGGGAATCGCGCCGACGGTATTGCCGGCCAGCTGACTATCGCTCGTGTACAGGTCTCGGATACCACGGCCCGCATAGATAAGATCACCGATGCCCTGCTGGCTTCCGATGCTGGTCAGGCCCCGGCCGCATTCTTGCGCCGCGCCCGTGAGCTTGAGTTCGAGTTGGCAGAGCAGCAGAGGCGGGTGGAAGCACTGGAGCACGAGCTGGCAGCTGTCGCCCTATCCCCAGAACCAGCCGCCGCAAAGGCGTGGGCAGGCCTAGTCGAAGGAGTCGAGGCACTTGACCATGACGCGCGCATCAAGGCCCGCCAACTGGTAGCCGACACCTTCGACCGAATCGTGGTGTTCCATCGAGGCAGAAAGCCCGAACAGTCGCGCTCGTGGAAGGGCACCATCGACCTCTTGCTCATGGCGAAGCGTGGCGGCGCCCGACTCCTGCACATTGATCGGCAAACCGGAGATTGGAAGGCCGGCGAGGAGATCGACACGGTACAAATCCCGCTGCCTCCTGGTGTTGCGGAGGCTACGCCCCAGAGTGAGGCCTCCCTTGGGCCGGTGTAACGCTGAATGCGGTTAGTAAACGCCTGATCTGGTTATTAGTAATTTTGCTAACTTGGCAGGCCGTCTCGACCTGTGAGACATCGTCCCGCGAGAGTTCGCGCCATGTTGTCCCTGCCGCCGCCCCATACCTACGCCCGTCTGCTCGGGCCTGCCTGCCTTGAGCCAGCGCCGCTGAACCTGCCGGTCAGCGCACTCCGGATCCAGCTGGGGTTCCCCTCGCCCGCTGAAGACTTTCAGGACGACGAGCTCGATCTGAACCGGGTATTGATCCGGAATCCGCCGGCTACCTTCCTGTATCGGGCCGAGGGCTGGAGCATGATCTTGGCCGGCGTCTGTGACGGGGACATCCTTGTGGTGGATCGTTCAGTGAGTCCGATCAATGGCGACATGGTGCTGGCCATTTGGGACGGCAATCAGCCGGTCTGCAAGATCCTTCAGGCCGCGGTCGACCACATAGAGCTGCACAGCCGCAGCCCACACTGCGCGCCGATCGTCCTGGCGCCAGGCACAGAGGTCGAGGTGTTCGCGGTCGTGGGCGTGGTCCGCCAGGTCACGCGCACTCATTCCCGCGCTGGCCGCTGATGTTCGCGTTGATCGACGGCAACAACTTCTACGCCAGCTGCGAGCGGGTGTTCCAGCCCGAGCTGCGTGGCAGGCCGTTGGTCGTGCTGAGCAACAACGATGGCTGCGCCATTGCTCGATCGGACGAGGCGAAGGCTCTAGGTGTCACGATGGGACAGCCCATCCACAAGGTGCCCTCGCAGATCCGCCGGCGGCTGGCGCTGCGCTCCGCAAACTTCGGTCTGTACGGCGACATCGCCTCACGCATCGGCGTGATCCTTCGCCAAGCCGCGCCACGTGTGGAGGTGTACTCCATTGACGAGTCGTTCCTCGACCTGGCCGGGATCCGCGATCGCCGGCAGCTCGCGGTCGACCTACGCGAGCGCGTTCACCAATGGACTGGCATCCCGAACTGCATCGGCATCGCGCCGACGAAGACCCTGGCCAAGTTGGCCAACCGGGTCGCCAAGGATGCGGCGCGCAAACCGGGCAGCTACCCGGCCGATCTGGCCGGCGTCTGTGACTTGGCAGCGCTCAGTGCAAGCGAGCTCGATGCCGTGCTGCGGGCCACCTCAGTTGGCGACCTCTGGGGCGTTGGTAGGCGCTGGAGCGCCAGGCTGCAGGCACGCGGTATGTATACGGCAGCGGATCTGCGGGATGCGGCTGCAGACGACCTGCTCGCGGAGTTCGGAGTGGTGATGGCGCGCACGCAGCGCGAGCTGCAGGGTCACGCTTGCCTCGAGCTTGAAGAGGTCGAGCCAGACCGGCAGCAAATCATGGTCAGCCGATCGTTTGGGACATGGGTAAGCGACCCGCAAGATATGTCAGAGGCGCTGGCCACCTTCGCCATGCGTGCCACCGAGAAGCTGCGCGCTCGCGGATTGACGTCGAGCGCGATTGGCATCTTTGCCGAAACGGACTCGTTCAAGCCGGGCGTACCGCAGCACAACCCATCACGCACCGCCCCACTCGCCTCCGCCACCTCTGACAGCCGCATTGTGCTCACGACTGTACGCCGGCTGTTCCAGGGCTTCATGCGAGAAGGCTTCGCCTACAAAAAGGCCGGCGTGTGCCTGATGGATCTAGCCAAGCCTGAAGACCTGCAGGGCGACCTATTCACTCCGGCTCGCATCGGCGACGAGAAGCTGATGAGCGCCTTGGACGCTATCAACCGACGCTTCGGGCGGGGTACGGCCGGCCTCGGTGCAAGCGGGTGGCAGAACTCTCCATCATGGGCTTCGCGGCAAGAGCTCTTGTCGGGACGCTTCACTACCTCACTGGCAGATCTTCCGCGCGCCACGTGCTGATCGCGCGCCGGCAGGCCTGACTCAGGCGGCTCGGACTGGCTCCAATTTCTACGGCAACGTGCAGGCCTGGCCATCCGCGAGAGATGGGCGGTCGATGCGCGTGTGCTCAAGCGTATAGGCAAGCGCGGTGGCCGGAACCCCGTTCCAGGCCCCTACTAGGCAATTTTTGGGATGACCATCGGGAGAAGGTAATTTAGGTAATCCGCCCTCATAAATGCACATATCCATATATTTATCAACAACTTACACAACAATATCAAAAGTAATTAAAGGGTAATCTAGAGGTAACGGGATTACCTTTTATGGAGGTAATCAATTTCCCAAAAAATACCCTTAAAATTCAATGACATAACTTTTTTATGGGAGGACAATTACCATAAATCACCCCAAAAGGTAATCTATAATTTCCTATTTAAATCAGTTGCTTAGGCCCTGTTTCAGGTCTCGGATTACCGATTACCTCGTTCCGATGGTCATTTGCCGGAATGCACCCGGCGGTCAAGCCGAGGAAAGCAGCCGTACCCACCCGCAAAGCGCCCTAGGCGCGCAGGGATCTGCAGGGAAGAGAGGCCCCCCTGAATCGTACGGATCGGTAACAGCAGCGCGCCCTAGGCCCACCCTGCGGGGGTGCAGCGAAAACCGTGCACGAAGCCCGCAGGCGTGGCGGGGCGACGATTGCGCGCGCCAGGGACAGCGGGTGCTATTTAATCTGCACCCGCCTGGATGAGTGGTTGCCGCCCGCCTCAAATGGCCCGCCATTGGCCCACTGGCGTGGCTAGCCTGTGCTCCGTCCATGAACAAAGAAAAGCCGCCCATTGGGCGGCTGGCTGGGGACTGGTAATTCGTTTGAGGCGGCCAGGGCAACAGGCTCAACGTCGGCCGCGAAAATATAGATTGTGATGTAGCATCCTCTCGCAAATGCTCAGGGAAAGAGGACATGGCGTATCAAACACCGCAGTACACCAAAGGACAAGTCCGTCGCGCCGGTAACGCCTTGCGCGAAATCAGTCTGCAGCCTGACGCGTTTATGCAAGCGATGCCAATCATCACCAACTGGCGAGCTGCTCACGCTTACCCGCTCAATACGTTTCAATCAACGCTGCGAATGAAGCTCTCAGCGCTTGGGATGCCGGTCCCTAAGTCGGTTGTGGGACAGCGCTTGAAGCGCCTCCCGTCAATCGTTAGCAAGCTCCAGCGCTTCGACACCATGAGTCTTGATCGAATGCAAGACATTGCTGGATTGAGGGCCGTAGTTACATCGATGCGTCGCCTTCGGATGCTGAGAGAGGCGTATGAGGAGAAGTCACGCTTCTCCCATGAGTTGCGGAGCATCCACGACTACGTAATGACGCCGAAGGAAGATGGATATCGCAGCATTCATCTCGTATACCGCTACAAAAATTCGAAGGCGCCTGGTTACAACGGACTACACGTTGAATTGCAGTTCCGAACTCAGGTCCAACACGCATGGGCCACGGCTGTTGAAACGGTGGATACCTTCTTCAATCAAGCAATTAAGGCGGGACGTGCTGACAGGCGTTGGGGCGAATTTTTTCAGCTCGCAAGCGCTGCATTTGCGTCGATCGAGCAAACTCCCGTACCGGAGCAACTCAGAGGCGAGACGGAAAGCTCCATTAGGGAGCGCCTCTTCCGAGCAGAGGCAGACTTGAATGTCCTGATGCGCCTCAAAGGAATTATCGTAGCTGCTGATAAGATCCACGGAATGGGAAAATCACCGACTGGTTATCACCTCATTGTTCTCGACACTTCCCGCCGGGTGCTTAACATCAAATCTTTTTCAAATGACCAGCTTGAGGCCGCAACTGACGCATATTCATTGGAGGAATATCGAGCTGCTCAAGGCCACTCCATCGACCCGGTGCTGGTAGCTGGGGGCAGCGTTGAACAACTACGTCAGACATATCCGAACTACTTCCTTGACGCCACGATATTCTTGAACTACCTACGCTATATCTGCAACTTCGAAAGAAGGGGGAGAGGCATGGCAATTCGTGACGCAGAGTTCCGGCGAGGCTTTGCCCGTCCCCGTTCGCGATAGGCTTAAGGCCGGGACAAGCCCGGCGCAGTAGTTCAAGAAAGTCCGAGCCGGGTGCTGGTGACTTGGAAGTAGTTACTTGTCATCTCGATCCCCGTCCAAGGGTGTCCTTCCAGTTCTGCGGCAATCAGCGTAGTACCACTGCCGGCGAACGGATCAAGCACGCGACCACCTGACTCGCAGATCCGCACCAGTTGCCGCATCAATTCGGTAGGCTTGCCCGTCAGGTGATGCTTGTCAGCCTTGCGCACGGACTCACGAATGACGCCCGGAAGCACAGGCGCACGACGATCCAGCGGCATGTTGCCCTTGCTGCCCCATACGATGTACTCGGCCTGATTCCGGAAGCGTCCCAACTGCGGCCGAACGCCCTCGGTCTTGTCCCAGACGGTGATGCCGCGCCAGGTGAAGCCCGCGATCTGCAGCGCGTCGGTGGTCAGCGGTAGCTGCCGCCAGTCTGTGAACAGCAGCACCGGTGCCCCGTCCTTGAGCACGCGCGCGCACTCGGATAGCCACAAATGCATCCATTTCAGGTGCGAGCGCTGGTCGCGTTCGTCGCCGACAAAGTCGGCATGCAGTTGCGCGCCACCGCCCTGAACGTATTTCTGCGACGGCGGCTTCGCACGTGCGGCGGCCGTTAGGCCACCACTGGCATACGGAGGATCAGTGATCAGCGCGTCGAACGAATTCGCTTCGAGCGTGGGCAGGATGGTCAGGGCGTCGCCCTGCAGGAGCTGGTTTTTCATGGTGAGAGCCTTCTTGGATTCGCTCGCGGCGATCGGAGGTGAGGCTCTCGGCCTTCAGGTGATTGAGCGTGCCGCAACGCGGGCACTTGATCTGGATTTCGTCGAAGGCGCCGGCCTTGCACAGCAGGCGGGCGCATTCGCCACAACGGAGGTTCTTGAGCATTGCGTGGTCTTGCGGTGGGAAAGGATTACGCGGTCGCTGGCGGAGCATATTGGGTGAACGAGATCACCTCATCGCCCACCCAGTCGTTGATCTTCAGCATGCGCGCCTGCAGCGGCTCCAGCTCGTTGGCAGCCCACACGGCAGCGGCCTCACGGATCGACCCGAAGCCGCCAGCGTTCTGCGGCACGATGCCCATGAGCTGCGGCGGGATCCGCAGCGCGGCCAGCATGTCGTCGCGAGTGATGCCCTTGATGCCGCTGAACTCATCCTTGGCCGCCACTTCACTGACCGGGATCAGCTTCAAGCCATCCTTGTTGCCGCCTGGCGAGTACAGGAACAGGTTGCGGAAGTTGCCCGGCCCCTTGGCGCCCTTCATGGCGTTGCGCAGCGCATCCACGTCTTCCTGGCTCTGCTGCGGGTCGGTCAGGTACAGGATGAAACCGGCATGCGAGCCGTTGTTGTAGTACTTGCGCCGAAACAGCGTGGCCGATTCGTTGAGCAGCGCGGACTGCATCGCCGGCATCCACTCGGGCAGGCCGTAGAGTTCTTGATCGACATCGGCTTCGCGCAGCTGGAACACGCTGCCCGGCTCGAACACGTGCTCGTCGTGCCAGGTGCGCACCTGGAAGTACTCGCCCTCGGTGATACCGCGCCGCATGTACTTGGACAGCGGCGCAGCCAGCGACAGCGCACCGCCCATGCGGTTGCGGCGCCGCTCAAGGTAGCCATTGCCCAGCGTGATCCAGTCCAGCGACAGCTGCTCGAAGGCTTCGCGCGTTAGCAGCCGGTGCGGCTTGAAGGTGCGCGCCAGCATGTTGCGCTTGAAGATCAGCCCGGACTGCAGGAACGGATTGCTGCGGGTGGTCTTGGACAGGCCATCCAAAGCCACCGGCGGCTCATACCAGCGCCCGTTCTGCCAGCACTCCAAGTAGTCCAGCACCCCGCGCCCATCGAGCACCGGCGTCGGATCGCCAAAGGTGAAGGCCTCGGTGCGTGCAGGCGCGGCTGGCGCTGCAGGCGCGCTGGCGGGCAGCTGGTCGGTCAACATCAAGAGATCTCCATGAAGCCGGAATTGCGCGCGGTGCGCCCTTCCAGCGGTTCGTTCTGCAGCGCGTGGAACAGTGCCCACGCCAGGTCCGCGTGGCCCGTCTCTTCCGAGCGGCCAGCGGTGAAGGTGGACTGGCGGCCGCTGGCCGTCATGGTCTTGCGGATGGCCATCAACGACTGCGCCACATCGGTCCAGCCGGCGTCGAACTCCAGCCGCCCGTTGTGGATCACGTCGAACGCCTTGAGCACCAGGCGCGTCTTGACCTCCGGCGAGTAGCTGAAGGTGACCAGATTCGGGAAGAACTGCTTCACCAGCTGCGCCACACCGCTGCCCATGCCGGTGGTGTCGATGCCGATGTAGGTCACCCAGTAGCGGCGCGTGATGCGCTCGATCTCGGCCGCTTGCTTGGCAAAGTCCATGCCCCGGAACTGGATCCGCTCCAGCAAGCGGAACTTGCCGCCGGGCAGCTGCGGTGGCGCCACCACGACCAGGCCGGCGGTGTCACCGGTCTCGGCCGGGTCGTAGCCGATCCACACCGCGCGATCGCCGTAGGGGCGCGGGGCGAACGGTTTGTAGTCCTCACCCCACTCGACCCAGCTGTCGACCATGCACGGCTGCAGCATCGCCAGCGGGAAGATGCTGGCGCCATCGTCGACGAACTCGCACATCAACAGGTTGGCGAAGGCGTCCGGGCTGTATTCCTCGCGGAGCTCGTCGATGTCGAACAGGTCGCAGCCACGGCGCTGGGCGTCGAGGATGTTGACGATCTGCCGCCACGCGCGGTCCTGGCAGCGGCGACCGCCGGCGAGCGCATCGTGCGAGACATCGATCTGGATCCGCTGCGCGGCCGGCTTGCCCTTGTTGCGGCGCTCGCCGGTCCAGAACGTGTAGGCCTCGTGGGCCATGCTCGATGGCGTGCTGAAGTAGGTCTTGCGCCACTTCATGTGCATCGCCATGCCGCTGGCGACCTTGTTCAACTCGTTGAACCCGTAGGTCCAGAAGAATTCGTCGAAGTAGAAATTGCCGTGGTAGCCCTGGGCGGTACGTGCATTGGTGCCCAGGAAGAACAGCTCGGCGCCGTTGGGGAACACGATGCTGTCGCCGCCGGAGAGCGTCTCGTCGATCGTCTCGCGCACGAACTGCTGCATGTAGCCGCGGAACAGGTGCGCCTGCGCTTTGGACGCGCTGAGGAAGATCTGATTGCGCCCGGTGGTGAGCGCATCGATCAGCGCCTCGCGGGCGAAGTAGAACGTGGCACCGATCTGGCGCGACTTGAGGATGATGCGTGTGCGCTCGTTGCCTGCCCGGTACCAATCGCGCTGATAGTCGAAGCAGCCGTCGACGAACGCCGTGGTCAGCTGTTCGATCTGCTCCTCGGTGAAGTCGTTGCGCTTTGGCTTCTTCTTGGGCGCTGCGTTGCGGTTCGCCACAGCCGGATTCAGGTCGGCCTCGTTGCCGCCGCCCTGGTAGCGCTGGATGCGCGCCTGGCGCTCCAGCTGCCGGTGCAGCAGATCAATTTCCTTGAAGTCGCCGCCGGACTTTTCAGGCTTCATGATCAGCACGACCAGGCGCGCTTCGAGCGCACCACCGATGCGCTCAACGTTGTCTGCGCGATCCCACTCGTCACGCGACTTCCAGCTGTGTACAGTCTTCTCGTTCTCGCCGATGGCCTGCGCAATTTCGGTCACGCGCCATCCCATCCAGTACAGGAACTTGGCCTGTCTGCGGGTGTCCATCGGGAGCTGGGTGGCAACGCTTTGCATGCCGACCAGGGTGCGGCCCACCTCTTAATCCGGACAGTTGAACGACGCGTAATCGCCTGATTTACACGGTGATTGCGTTGCTGCGCTATGCGTCGCGTTTGACCATGGGTCATCGCAAACGCATCCAGCGCAGAGGACACCCATGTCGGCCAAGGCCAAGAAGTTTCGTTCCAACTGGTTCCGCGTGGCCGTCGAAGGCGCCACCACCGATGGCCGCACGATTCAGCGTAGCTGGATCGATGACATGGCCGCCACCTACAACCGCGAGACCTACAACGCCCGCATCTGGATCGAGCACATGCGCAGCCTGCTGCCGGACTCGCCGTTCCGTGCGTATGGCGATGTCACCGCCGTCAAGGCCGAAGAGGTGGAGATCGACGGCACCAAGCGTCTGGCGCTGTTCGCACAGATCGAGCCGACCGCTGACCTGATCACCATCAACAAGTCCAAGCAGAAGCTCTACACCAGCATCGAGGTGCAGGAGAAGTTCGCCAACACCGGCAAGGCGTATCTGGTCGGCCTGGCCGTGACCGACTCGCCGGCCAGTCTGGGCACCTCCATGCTCAGCTTCGCCAGCCAGAACCCGGACGCCAACCCACTGGCCGATCGCAAGCAGTCACCGGGCAACCTGTTCACCGTTGCCGAGGAAACCGCGCTGGAATTCAGCGAATTCAGCGAAGGCCCGGTCGCCAATCTGCTCAGCCGGATCCGCACCGCACTCAAGAGCGAGGACGCCACCAGCATCACCGCCGAACAGTTCGCCGACCTCGGCCAGGGCGTCGAAGAGATCGCCGAGCACGTGCGCGGCCAGGACGAACGCTTTAACCGCCTGCAGGCCGAACACGCCGAGCAGAAGACCAAGCACGAGCAGTTGGCCAACGATCTGGCGCAGCTGCGCGAGTCGCTGTCGCAGCAGCCCGACCCCGCGCAGGCCGCACGCCCGGTAGTCACCGGCAGCGGTGCGGCCGTGCTGACCGACTGCTGATCCCTCCGCCCTTCGCACACCACACACACGCCGCCAGCGCCCCACCTTCGGAGCCACCATGCAAAACGCCACCCGCCTGCAGTTCAACCAGTTCGCCGAGCAGATCGCCAAGCTCAACGGCATCACCTCCGCTTTCCATTCCTTCGCTGTCGATCCGACCGTGCAGCAGAAGCTGGAAACGCGAATGCAGGAGTCGAGCGAATTCCTGTCCAAGATCAACATCATCCCGGTGGACGAACTGTCCGGCCAGAAGGTGGGGATCGGCGTCACCGGCAGCATCGCCAGCCGTACCGATACCGGTGCCGGCAAGACCCGCACCCCGCGCAACATGGCCACGCTCGACAAGAACGAGTACGTCGCCAAGAAGACCGACTTCGACACCGCCATTCCGTATGCACTGCTCGATACCTGGGCTAAGTTCCCCGACTTCCAGGCACGCCTGCGCGATGCCATCGTCAAGCGTCAGGCGCTGGACCGTCTGCAGATCGGCTTCAACGGCACGCACGCTGCTGCCGACACCGACCGCGCCGCCTTCCCGCTGCTGGAAGACGTCAACATCGGTTGGCTGCAGCAGTACCGCACCAACGCCTCCCAGCGCGTGCTGGCGAGCGGCAAGACGGCAGGCAAGGTCGTTATCGGCGGTGCCGGTGCCGACTACGGCAACCTCGACGCACTGGTGTACGACGTCGTGAGCAATCTGCTGGACCCGTGGCACCGCAAGGATCCAAGCCTGGTGGTGGTGCTGGGCCGCGACCTGATGCACGACAAGTATTTCCCGATGGTCAACAAGGATCAGCCGGCCAGCGAGAAGATCGCCACCGACCTGATCTTGAGCCAGCGCCGCGTCGGCGGCCTTCAGGTCGCCGAGGTGCCGTACCTGCCAGACGGCGCGTTGATGGTCACTTCGCTGGCAAACCTGTCGATCTACTACCAGACCGGCGGCCGGCGCCGTCACATCAAGGAAGCGCCGGAACGCGATCGCATCGAGAACTACGAGTCCTCCAACGATGCCTACGTGGTCGAAGACTACGGCCTGGGTTGCGTGGTCGAGCATATCGAGATCGAGGCCTAAGCCATGGCCGACAGTCCCGCCAAGCGTCACCACAGCCGCGTGCTCGCCGAGCTGGAGGCCGCCCAGCGTGCCCCGCACCAGCTGATGGCTGGCGCCACCGCCTACGAGCAGCACATGGCGCAGCTGCAGAGCGATCGCCTGCGCTTGAGGCAGATCCAGTCCGACCAGGGCAAGGCCGCGCTCAAGGTGCAGCTGCTGCCGGCCTATGTGCCGTATCTCGCCGGCGTGCTGGCCGGTGGCCAGGGTGCGCAGGATGAGATCGTCACCACGTGCATGGTGTGGCGCATTGATGCCGGCGACTATGCCGGCGCGTTGGAGCTGGGCGCCTATGTGCTCAAGCACCAGTTGCAGATGCCCGACCGCTTCACCCGCACTGTGGGCTGCGTGCTGGCTGAAGAGATCGCCGAAGCAGCATTGTCGGCCCAGAAAACCGGCCAGCCGTTCGATGCGGGCGTGCTGGCCGATACCGCCACGCTGACCGCCGAGCAGGACATGCCCGACGAAGTGCGCGCCAAGTTGCACCTGGCACTGGCCCGCGCGTCCCTGGCGGGCATCACCGATGAGACGCCTGCCGACCAGGCGCAGCCGATCGCCGCTGCCGCTGTGGCCGACCTGCAGCGCGCCATCGCCCTGCACGGCAGCTGCGGCGGCAAGAAGGATCTGGAGCGCGCCGAGCGCCTCTTGAAGAAGTTCAGCGCTGAGCCTGCGGGCACCAGCGCATAACCGAGCGTCCCCGCAACCCTCGCCGGCTCGGGGCCGATCCACAGCATTCCATCGCTGCGGTGACGCCCCGACCACCGGCGATCTATTCCGAGCCATCCATGAGCGGATTCACTGCCACCGGCACCACGAGCGCCACGCCTGATGCGATCGCCAATGCGCCGTTCTGGCCGGCGATCGCACCGGCGACTGTGCGGGCGAGCATGCGACTCGATGGCACCGTCACCGATGCACGCCTGCGCCACGCCATCGTTGCCGCCATGCTGGCGGTCAACGATGAGTTGCAGGCCTGGGCGCAGACGCAGCAGGCCGCCGGCTGGGCCGCGTTGGCCGATGTACCCAGCACCACCGTCGACGGCGTCTCGCGCCGCGTGCAGCTGTACCTGCGCGCTGTGGCGTGTGCCACCGCTGTCGAGGTGGCAGAGCGTTACCGCAGCTTCGACGCGACCGACAGCGCCAACCAGCGCGCCGATGACCTGTCACCGAGCATCACCGAGCTACGCCGCGACCAGCGCTGGGCCGTGCGCGACCTGCAGAACCTGCCGCGCAGCACGGTGGAGCTCATCTGATGCGCGTGCACGCCATGCAAGGCGACACCGTCGACCTGCTGTGCTGGCGCCACCTGGGCAGCACGGCCGGCCTGGTCGAGCGCACCTACCTCCTCAATCCCGGCCTGGCCGAACTGGGCGCCGTGCTGCCGCATGGCACGCCAGTGGAGTTGCCCGAGGTAACCACCACCACAGCGGCGATGACGCCGCTTGTGCAGCTATGGGACTGATCTGATGACCGAACCCACCTCCGTATCGAGCGGCTTTTTGATCGCCACCGGTGTGGGCCTTGCCTCCGTGCTGCCTGGCATCGACGGCGATGCACTGATCGGCGCCTTCGCCGGCGGCGCGTTGTTCGTGGTGTCTGCCGCCAAGCAACCGCTGCTGGCGCGGCTGATCTATTTCCCGGTGAGCGTGATCGCCGGTTACCAGCTGGCGCCGGAAATCCTGCGCTGGTTGCCGATCAAGTCGAGCGGCGTGGCCGCCTTCGCCAGCGCGGCGTGCGCGATCACCGTCACGCTGGGCCTGATCGAAAAGAGCAAGTCCTTCGACTTTTCCTTCCTACGTCGTGGAGGTCCGCCCAGTGCATAGCCTGGTCACCGTCCTGACGTTGATGGCCTCGCTCGCCATCTGCGTCCGCCTGCTTACCTACCACCGCCCGGTCGATGCGCGCCATCGACGCGGCGCGGGCTGGTGCGCGTGGTTGCTGATCGCCAGCACCGGCGGGCAGGCACTGCACATCCTACTGGCCGGCGCCGGTTCGCAAGTCAGTCTTTGGCACCTGGGCACGTTGATCGTGCTGGCGGTGCTCACCTACCGCGCCCAGGGCAATGTGGCGCGCATCCTGAAGGTCGATTGATGTTCACCGATACCCAGCTCGCCTCGATCATGCAGTGCTCGGCGCAACGCGCACAGCGCTGGCACGGCCCACTGCTCGCCGCCGCCAACCGCTTCGGCATCACCACCAAGCGCCGCGCCGCGCACTGGCTCGGCCAGGTCGGCCACGAAAGCCTGAGCCTGTCGCGCATGGAAGAAGGGCTGACATACACCACCAGCGCACGGCTGCTGGAAGTCTTCGGCGCACGCATCACGCCGGCCCAGGCGCCCAAGTTCCTACGCAATCCGGTGGGCCTGGCCAACTTCGTCTACGCCAACCGCCTCGGCAACGGCAACGAAGCCAGCGGCGACGGTCACCTCTTCCGGGGCCGCGGCCCGATGCAACACACCTTCCGGGGCAACTACCGCCGCATCGGTGTACTGATCGGCCTGCCGGTGGAAGAGCAGCCGGATCTGCTGCTGCAGGTCGAGCTGAGCGCACTGGGTGCGGCAGCGTACTGGCAAGACAACGGCCTCAACGCGCTGGCCGATACGGGCGATGTGCTCGGCCTGGGCCGCAAGATCAACCTGGGCAACGCACGCGCCAAGCGCTTGCCCGAAGGCCACGGCGATCGCGTCACGCGCACGAAGCGTGCCCTGCAGATCCTGGGTGTCAGCTGATGGTCACGCGCCTGATCATCCTGCTGGCGCTGATTGCGCTGCTCGTCGGTGGCTGCGTGTGGCAGGAGCAGCGCGTCAGCGTCGCGCAGAAAGACCGCGACGCCGCGCTGCAGGCCAAGCGACAGGCAGAAGCGGAACGCGACAGCGCCAAAGGCTCCACCACCGTCGTGACGCAGTACGTCGATCGCGTGCAGATCGTGCGCGAGGCCGGCGCCACCATTACCCGCGAGATCCCGATCTATGTCACCCAGAAAGCCGATGCTGCTTGTGCTATCCCTACTGGTTTTGTGCGGCTGCACGACGCCGCCGCCACGGGCAACCCTGCCGGGCCGCCCACCGGAAATCCTGATGCGCCGGCCGCCGGCATTACGCTCTCTGGCATTGCCGGTACCGTCGCCGACAACTACACCAGCTGCCACGCCACCGCCGCGCAGCTGAGCACGCTGCAGGACTGGATCGACCTGCACGCACCGGAGCCTGCGCCATGATCAAGCCCGCCAGCCTGCGCACGCATCTGGTCGCGGCCTTGCCGGACCTGGCACGCGATGCCGACAGGCTGCTGGTGTTCATTGACGCCGGCAGCCTGGTCAGCACGTTCCAGCCAGGGCTGTCGTTCGAGTACCAGTACACGCTCAATCTGATCCTGACCGATTACGCCGGCCACCCCGATAGCGTGATGCTACCGCTGCTTGAATGGGTGCAAGTCAACCAGTCGGAGCTGCTGTCCAATCCGGCGCGCCGTGGCGACATCGCCTTCGAGGCCGACATCCTCGCCAACGATGCCGTGGATCTGTCAATCAAGTTGCCGCTGACCGAGCGCGTAGTCGTGACGGCGAAAGATGGCGGCGGGTTTGACATGGTCCATGCGCCTGAGCCGGTGATCGATACGACATGGATGAGCTGACCGCACTGGAAAATTGGGCCGCGCCGCTACTGGCTCGCCTGCAGCCCGGCGAACGCCGCACGCTGGCGCGCAAGATTGGAACGGAACTGAGGCGCTCGCAGAGCCAACGCATCGGCAAGCAGCAAGCTCCGGATGGATCACCGTACGCGCCGCGCAAGCAGCAGCTGCGGCAGAAGTCCGGGCGGGTCAAACGCGCGAAGATGTTCGCAAAGCTGCGCCATGCCAAGTTCCTCAAGGTCAGCGCCAGTCCCAACGCTGTAAGCGTGGGGTTTGTGGGGCGTGTGTCGCGTATCGCGCGCGTGCATCAGGAGGGACAGACCGACCGCGTTAGGCCGAATGGGCCAAAAGCTCGCTATGAAAGGCGAGCACTACTCGGACTTACCGAACCGGACCGCACCTTGATCAAAGATTTGGTGCTGGAGCTTCTATACCACTAAAAATAAAACCTGCAGTCACTCTCGACTACACCAACTAGGACTGGCAGGATTGCTAGCAATCGATTAAGAGTGCGCATATGCCGTCTGTTCCGAATTCTGAATACCGTTTGCTGCGGCGAACTGATGGCGGGCCATTCGTCGCACTTGTAACTCGTGACGAGATGGGAATTCCTACCGATGAAGGCGAGCCAGCTTTTCAAGTGGACGTCTACTTTTCTGACGTTGCTGTATCGGACGACATAGAGATAGGGAGTGAGCCTTGGATTCGCATCATGTCCATAACCGAGGACTTGATTGAAATAATGCCTGTCCAACAACGTTTTGGGCATTCCGAATATGGAAAGCCCATATACAAAAACGTCAAAAGCATATTCCTGGCTGGACGAGTGGCGACTCCCTATAAGCTACCTGAAAATAAAGATGAACTTGATGACCTTCTGGAATCTATGCCCGCCGGATTTTATAAGAACTGGAGGCACGGCCTGGGTGTGCTATGGGATTATCGCGTAATCATCAAGGTGATCGACGACGTTCCAGGGGTGTCACATATCTTCTTCCATGGACCGGCCGACGTTCCGAGGGCTGACCATTTAAATCCACCTTTCTATGCCTTGTGCATCAATACCTTTAACCAACTCAGGAAAGAAGTAAAATCAATTTCAAACAGACACTCTAGCGCGGCCAGAAAAGAAAAGCGCGCAAGGTGTCACAACGTACTCCTTCACAGGATGCACCCCGAATCCTTTGAGCGACAAAGGATAAGTCTAGCTCCAGATGCGCTGGCCGAATTAACAAATAGTGCGAACGGAGATTTGAAACTCTCAAAACGTGACCAGCGAGCCGCAGTTGCACTTGTCCGCAGACATACAAACACACTCGCAAAAACAGAGCCAAACGAACTACTCCGACTGAAGCAGGATATCGAGGCTGTCTCGCTTCGCGAGCTAATAGAGAGATGCGAGGCACTTCTGGAGTCGTCGTCAAATGAAACTCGATGGCAAGGCTTCCTTACTTCAAATCCATTTGTTTTAACAATGGCATTTCATTACCCGGTAATAAAGATTGGAGATACCCCATACGTAGGAGGAAAAGTCCACACTGGAACGGAAGGAAAATTCAGCGACTTCCTCATGGCAGCGGCCGCTACGAATAACGTTGCAGTTGTAGAAATAAAATCACCCGGCATGAAGCTTCTCGGAAGTGAATACCGGAGCGGCGTTTTTCCTCCCTCACAAGATCTGAGTGGGGCGGTAGCTCAGGCGATCGCTCAGCGTATAAGTTTTCAAGAGAATTTTTCTACCGTTGGCAAAGCCCTTGATCGCCAGGGCTATCGGGCTTATTCGATCGCATGCCTTGTGATCGCGGGCAAATCTCCCGAAAGCGAAGATCAACGACAGGACTTTGAGCGCTATCGCCATTCACTCCATGGGGTGCATATCGTCACGTTCGACGAACTCATTGATCGGCTACGCGCAATATACGACCTCATGACTTTCAAGCCGGAACCTCCAAAATTCCTTACAAAGGACGAACTGCCTTTCTAGATTGGTTTACAAAGCACTTGAGCGGATTTAACACTAGTTACCTCTCAGGATAGCTTCATACTGAGTCACCAGGGTCGAGCTTTCAATAAATTATTACCCCCTAATTTTTAGTCACGGCGATGATCCTTTCTTTAAAACAGGGTGCTTCTCTACCACATCTTTAGCTACCTCTATCATCTTATCGACAACCCCCTGTTTGTCCGACTCGACATCGTCCTCCATGTTGAGATATTGCTTGAGTAGCTTCATCTTCAGTTGGATACGCTGATTAAATATTTCTTCATCGCTCATTTCAAGATCTGCTGCGCTAGCCACCACAGTATCCCTTGCTATGACAAGCAACTTCGCGAGAGTCAAGCGGTCCTCGTGGATTTGAATAACTTTAGTAATCAGCATATAGGCCACCTTCACCAAAAGTGAAAACGCGGCGACTGTTGCTAGCGTATACGGTGCCCGCTGGAGGAGATGAGCATAGGCCTCGGAAGGGGTCGAGACCGCGATATCAGCAAAATTCCATCCTGCATTTAAAAGGAAACCCAGAACGCCTAGTGCTCCTATGACAGGCAAGACTGATAGCCACACGTATATAGTTGACTGTCCGCGACCTTCCGTAACAAAATCTGAGTACTCATCCGATATCAAACGCTTCTCATTGATTAGCTCTTTTAGTTTGAAACGCGTTTCACCCATTGATGAATTGAGAACTTTCAGTTCGCTTTCCAATTGTTCTTTTGCGTTCTCGGCGGCTCTATTGGCCTCCGCCAATTTCTCCATTTCCGAGGTTACTCCAGACCTTCTTATTTCAAGTGCAGCCAGGTCCGACTTTACAGAAGTAACCTCTGCATTGACTTCAGTCGACTCCCTATTAGATTTTTCAAGCGCCTCTTTTGCTATAGATAGCTCATTTGTAATATCTACAAATTCGGCTCTATAGCCTTCGATAAAATCATCCAAGCCGTGACGGACATCGAGCCCTTTTTGCAGCGTTTCTGCAAAATCCTCAAGCTGTTGAACGTTATATCCTACGACCTCGATTTTTGTAACAGCGACTACTGATCTTGAGATATTTATTTCAACCTCAAAGCCAGTGCAGTAAGCATCCAGTGGCACAAAAGAATAGTCCATTCCTTTAGGTCGAAACCCTCTTTTCCTTGCGCCCATTGAGCCATCCACCTTGATGGCACGCATATTTATAAGCCTTACTGCCTTGTCAGGATCGGGAGAATAAAATCTAACTCCCCTGATTAAAATCGGCTCAGAACATTTGAAGGTTGAAGCGCCTTTTTTCAAATCGACGCTTTTGATGCTTGCTTTCGCAAGCAGCGATTTCAAACGAGCCGAATTAGTCGTCAACTTCCCATGGATCAGACTTGGGTACTCTGGCAATAGGCCAGCAAGCTCATCCATAGATTCCTGGGCGTTCTCTGCAGAAATTCCCATTCCATCCCCCGTCTGTTTTCCTTTGGATATTACTACCACTCGCAAAAATGTATAGGTGGCATCTACGCATTCAAGTTGTCGCTCCAGATGTCCCCCATGTCCAGAATAATTAGATAAATCTGGGTACGGTTAGGAATATGGCTTCGTTCACAGCGGTCGACCTCTCTAAGCTAAAAGCGCCCGACCTGATTGAGGCGTTGGATTTCGAGACGATCCTCGCCGAGGCCCTTGCCCAGTTTCGCCGGCTCATGCCGGAATTCTCCGCGCTCACGGAAGCCGATCCGGTCTACAAGCTCCTGCAACTCTTCGCAGCCCGCGAGCTGCTGATCCGCCAGCGCGCCAACGATAAGGCACAGCAGACCATGCTGGCCTTCGCCACCGGCACCAACCTAGATCACCTTGGCGCGTTGTTTGGTGTCGCACGCCTTGTGATCGATCGGGGGCAGCCGGAGAATGGCATTGCGCCGACCCATGAGTCAGACGTGGACTTCCGCCGCCGCATCCAGCTGGCACCGGAAGGCTTCAGCGTTGCTGGCCCCGAAGGCGCCTACATCTATCACGCGCTCAGTGCGGCGGCCGATGTCATGGACGCCAGCGCGACCAGCCCCGCACCTGGGCAAGTGCTGGTCACCGTGCAATCGCGCACCGGCAACGGCACGGCTCCCCAGGCACTGCTGGACGAGGTCGCTGCCATCCTCACCAACGACGACGTGCGCCCGCTGACCGACAATGTCACGGTCCAGAGCGCCCAGATCGTCCCGTATGCCATTCGTGGGCGCGTCTACACCTATGCCGGCCCCGACTCGGCAGTGGTCATGCGTGAGGCGCTGCGCAGCCTGCGGGCGTATCTGGATGAGGCACACCGCATCGGCCGTGATGTCCCGGAGTCAGCGATCAAGGCCAAGCTGTTTGCAGATGGTGTGCAGCGCATAGAACTAGACTCGCCTGCAGCGGACATCCGGATCAGCCGCACGCAGGCCGCCTACTGCACCGCGATCGACATCGTGCATGCCGGCATCGATGAGTAATTCCCCGCTGCCGCCCAACGCCACGCCGATGGAGCGCGCCCTGGCCGCCGTCACCGAGCGCCTGGAAGCCATCCCGCTGCCGTACCCGGATCTGTGGAACCCGGACACCTGCCCGGCCGGTCATCTGCCGTGGCTGGCGTGGACGCTGTCGGTGGACGACTGGAAGGCCGACTGGAGCGATGCGGTCAAGCGCTCGCGCCTGCGCAGCGCCATGGCAATCCAGCGCCGCAAAGGCACCGCCAACAGCGTCCGCATGGTGGTGGCCTCGTTCGGGGGTGCGGTGACCATCCGCGAGTGGTGGCAGCAGCAGCCACGCGGCCAGCCGCACACCTTCGAACTGACGCTCACGCTCAACGGCTCCGATGGCAGAGCTGCGAGCGCTCGGTTTGTCGATGAGGTCATCGCCGAGGTTGAGCGCACCAAACCGGTCCGCTCGCACTTCGGCTTTGTGCAGGGCCTGCAAGCCACCGGCAATGTCTCGCTGGTTACCGGAATTCGCATCATCAACTACCGCCGCCTGTCGATGACGGCGCAGGGATAAGCCATGGCATTACAACTGATCCTCACCACCGCCGGTCGCTCGGCGTTGATCAACGCCGAGAAAAACGGCACCACCGCCGTCAAGGTGACCAGCATCGGTTTCACGGCGGCGGCATTCACTGCAACAGAGGACTTGAAGACAGTCCCAGGTCAGCACCTGGCGCTCTCCAGCATCTCGGGCGGCACCACGTCGTCCACCACCATCCATGTCACTGTCAGCGACACGACCCGGGCTACCTACGAGGTGCGCGGCTTTGGACTGTATCTGGACAACGGCACGCTGCTGGGCAGTTACTCCCAGCCCGAGCTGATCATGGAGAAAGCCGCCGCCTCGGATCTACTGATGTCGGCCGACATCCTGTTTTCCGGCGTCACCGTGTCTTCGGTGACGTTCGGCAATGCCAACTTCACCAACCCGGCCGCGACCATTGAAAAGGAAGGCATTGTCGAACTCGCCACACGTGCCGAGGCTATTGCAGGCACGGACCAGCAACGTGCGGTCACGCCGGACGCATTAAAGGCAGCGATCGACAGCCGCAGTGGTTGTGCGCGCTTTGAGGCGTCCGGCACCTTCGTCGTCCCGGCCGGGGTGACGGCGATCTACGTCAGCGCCTGTGCAGGCGGTGGCGGCGGCGGCGGCGGCGGAACGCGCGCCGAGAAGTCCAATGGAACGGGGGTCTACACCGCGACTGGCGGTGGCGGCGGTGGCGCTGGGCAGTCGATTCAGCGCGTGCGCTTTGCGGTCACACCTGGGGTGAACCATCCCATCGTCATCGGTGCCGGTGGATCAGCTGGCGCAGGCTCACGCACGGACGGTACAGCTGGGGCCGCCGGTGGTACCGGCGGTGCAACCGTCATCGGGAATCTCACCACGCTGGCCGGTGGCCAGGGTGGTGGTGGCGGACTCGTCGGCGCCAATCAGGTAGGCGGTGCAACCGGCGGAGATGGCTACCCAGCCGGCGGTGACTCCGCATCGATCGCAGCGACTGCTCCCTACGGCCCCGCCGGCACTGGAGGCTCGTGTGCGTTCGGCGGCGGTGGTCCTGGCGGCCGCAGTGCGGGCGATACCACTTCGGCTAGCCGCAGGGGCTTTGGGTTCGGTGCCGGTGGCGGGGGCGGAGGTGGCGTGTCCAACGGTGCCTCTGCCAGCACGTTCGGCAAGGATGGGGCCACCGGGTGCCCCGGCTTCGTTTTCATTGAGTGGTGCTGAGATGACGATTGGACGTTACGCGATGATCCAAACCGGGACCGACGTGGTGGTCAACATCATCGTTTCCGATAGCGCCTTCACCATTGAAGGTTTCGAGTTCCGCCCACTCCAAGACAAGACCGTGTGCGAACCCGGCATGTACTTCAATCGCGGCGATGGGCTGTACTACTTCGACGCGCAGTTCACCCAGCGCGAAGTCATCGCACCTGAGCCGCCTGCGAATTTGTAGCACTGTTGCGCTGCGTAGATCACGCCGCTACAGCACAACTGCGGTGTCATCCTGCGCGCGCGCGTCGACCATGACTGCATGGGCAACGCATCCTCCGCACTGAGTAACGCCATTCGCCTCGGCACTGTTGCCGAGGTGAATCTTGCCACCGCGCGATGCCGCGTGCAGGTCGGCGAGATGCTAACCGACTATCTGCCCTGGGTGGTCACCATGGCCGGCACCACCATCATCTGGTCGGCGCCGGCGATCGGCGAACAAGTCGTGGTGCTGTCGCCGGCCGGCGACATGGCCGATGGCCTGGTGCTGCGTGGCCTGTACTCCGACCAATTCGCCGCGCCTGCCGCGTCCGACACGCTCCACGTGCTGCGCTTTGCCGATGGCGCGCAGATCCACTACGACACCGAGGCGCATGCGCTGCAGGCCACGCTGCCCAGCGGCGGTACCGCGTCCATTACCGCCGATGGCGGCATCACGCTCAATGGCCCGCTGACCGTCAACGGCAAGACGATGCTCAACGGTGATGCGACCATCACCGGCACCGCGAAGGCGACCACCGATGTCATCGGCGGCGGGATCAGCCTCAAGAACCACAAAACCACTGGCGTGACGGCCGGCAGTGCGCTCAGCGGTGGCCCGCAGTGATCGGCGTCGATGCCACCACCGGTCGTGTGATCGAAGGCGAGCAGCACCTGGCCCAGTCAATCGCCTGCATCCTCACCACACCCATCGGCACGCGTGAGCAGCGCCGCGACTTCGGCTCGCTGCTACCCGAGCTGATCGACCAGCCGTTCAACGGCGCCACCCGCACGCTGCTCTACGGCGCCACCGCCACCGCGTTGATGCGCTGGGAGCCGCGCCTGCGCCTGACCCGCGTCGACCTGGTCATCGGCGATGCGCCTGGGTGCTTCTTGCTGACCATCGAAGGCGAGCGCACCGACGTTGCTCCCGCCAATGCGCGCTCGCGCATGACCATCCCGCTCCGCTTCCGCTCGTCCTGATCGAGGAACCTATGTCTACTGCTTACCACCACGGCGTCCGTGTCATCGAAGTCAGCGCTGGTGCGCGCGTGATCCGCACCGTCTCTACCGCCATTGTCGGCCTGGTCGCTACCGCGTCCGATGCGGACGAGAAGGTCTTTCCGCTCAACAAGGCCGTGCTGGTCACCAACGTGCTGGGTGCCATCGCCAGTGCCGGCACCAAGGGCACCTTGCGCGACACCCTGCAGGGCATCGCCGATCAGACCAATCCGGTGACCGTGGTCGTGCGCGTGGCCGAAGGCGAAGACGCGGAAAAGACCTCGTCCAACGTCATCGGTAAGGCCGAGTCCAGCGGCTATACCGGCCTGTATGCGCTGCTCGCGGCACAAGCACAGCTGGGCGTGCGCCCGCGCATTCTAGGCGCGCCGGGCCTGGACACACTGCCGGTGGCCAAGGCGCTGGCGACCATCGCCAAGAAGCTGCGGGCCATGGCCTACGTGCGACCGGTCGCCGATACCGTGGCCGAGGCCATCACCTACCGTGGGCAGTTCGGCGATCGCGAGCTGATGCTAATCTGGCCGGACTTCCTGGCGTTCGACACAGCCACCAGCACCACGACGGCAGCATATGCCACCGCACGTGCGCTCGGCCTGCGCGCCAAGATCGATACCGAACAGGGCTGGCACAAGAGCCTGTCCAATGTGCCCGTGGCTGGCGTCACAGGCATTTCCAAGGATGTGCACTGGGATCTGCAGGATCCGGCTACCGATGCGGGCGTGCTCAACGAGGGCGACATCACCACGTTGGTGACCTTCAACGGGCAACGCTTCTGGGGATCGCGCACGTGCGCTGAGGACAACATGTTCGCCTTCGAGACGGCCACGCGGACCGCGCAGGTCCTGGCCGACACCATCACCGAGGGCGTGGCGTTCTACGTCGACAAGCCGATGCATCCCTCGCTGGTTAAAGACATCGTCGAAGACATCAACGCCAAGTTCCGCGACCTGAAAGCGTCCGGCTACCTGATCGATGCCACCGCCTGGTTCGACGGCACCGTCAACAGCGCCATCACGCTCGCCGATGGCGCGCTGCGCATCGACTACGACTACACGCCGGTGCCGCCGCTGGAGAACCTGCAGCTCTACCAGAAGATCACCACCAGCTACCTGGCCGACTTCGCCGAACGCGTCAACGCGTAACGCACCCGCCTTTGATTCCCGGAGAAACGCATGGCTTTGCCCAAGAAACTCAAAGCGCTCAACCTGTTCAATAACGGTGAGAGCTATCTCGGCCAGGTAGTCGAAGTGAAGCTGCCCACGCTGTCCCGCAAGATGGAGGAATATCGCGGTGGCGGTATGAATGGCCCGGTCGACATCGACTTCGGCCAGGAGAAGATCGAGCTCGAATGGAAGTGCGGCGGCATGATGCGCAGCGTGCTGAATCAGTACGGCGCCACCACGCACAATGCCGTGCAGCTGCGCTTTGCCGGCGCCTACCAGCGCGACGACAGCGGCGCGGTGGATGCCGTCGAATTTGTGGTGCGCGGCCGTCACAAAGAGATTGATCCCGGTACCGGTAAGTCCGGCGACGACACCGAGTTCTCCGTCAAGACCTCCGCCAGCTATTACAAGCTGATGATCAATGGCTCCACCGTGATCGAAATCGATCTGATGAACATGATCGAGATCGTCAACGGCGTGGACCTGCTCGCCCCTCACCGCCGCGCTATCGGCGCCTGACCCTTCCGGCCTGGCGCCGCCAGGCCTAAGCCCTGAGACCTTCCGATGACCCCGACCTTTTCCCCAGCCATTCCCCTCGACCAGCCCATCACGCGCGGCGAGCAGACCATCACCGACCTCAAGGTGCGCAAGCCCGGCGCCGGTGAGTTGCGCGGCCTCAAGCTCGCCGAGCTGCTGCAGATGGATGTCACTGCGCTGGCAACGCTGCTGCCGCGCATCTCTTCGCCCACGCTGACCACTGCCGACGTCAACGCGATGGATCCGGCCGACCTGTTGGCGGTCGGCCAGGAGGTGGCGCTTTTTTTCTTGCCGAAGGCACAGAGGGAAGTGGTTTCCCCGACTGCGTAGAGGATGCGATGGCCGACATCGCGGCCATCTTCCACTGGCCGCCGTCTGAGATGGACGGCTGGTCGCTGCACGAACTCACGGCGTGGCGCGAGCGTGCCCGCCTGCGAAGCGGAGCCGAATGATGCCCTACCCGAACCACGAGGCCGCCTAAATGGCGGCCTCCGACAATCTGCGCCTACAGGTCATCCTGGCCGCCGTCGACCGCGCCACCGGTCCGTTCCGGCGCGTGCTGAGCGGTAGCCGCGGCGTCGCCACCGCACTGCGCAACCAGCGCGACGCGCTGCGCCAGCTCAACAGCCAGCACCGCGACATCGGCGCCTATCGCGAGCAGGTCGCGCTGGCACAGCGCGCCAAGGCCGCGCTCGATGCTCAGCGGCAATCGGTACGCACGCTTGCCCAACAGATCAAGGCCACCAGCACGCCCACCGCTGCCATGAATGCCGAGTTCGAGCGTGCCGTGCGCACCGCACGGGAACTCAAGACTGCACACGGTGCGCAGGAGGCCAGCCTGCAGCGCCTGCGTGGTCGCCTGGAGACGGCGGGGATCAGCACTCGCGAGCTGGTCACGCATGAGCGGCGCCTGCGCGGCGAGATCGAAAGCACCAACACCGCCATGCGCGGCCAGCAGCAGCGCCTGGTGGCGATTGACGCTGCCCAGCGCCACAGCGCCCGCATCCAGAACGCCGGCCTGCAGGCGAGCGCCTACGGCGCCGGCATGGCGTTCGCCGGCCAGCGCGCATTGCGAGCCTCCGTGCTGCCGATCAGCGATGCGATGGAGTTTGAGTCGGCCATGGCCAACGTGCGCAAAGTCGTGGACTTCAAAACGCCGCAGCAGTTCCTGCAGATGGGCCGCGATGTCGAGAACCTCTCGATGCGCCTGCCCATGCTACCGGCCGAGATTGCCAAGATCGTGGCGGCCGCCGGCCAGGCGGCCATCCCGCGCCAGGAGCTGGTCCGCTTCGCCGAGGACGCGGCCAAGATGGGCGTGGCATTCGACAGCAGCGCCGAGGAAGCCGGCCAGACCATGGCCACCTGGCGCACCGCTTTCCGGATGGGACAGGACGAGGTCGTCGTGCTGGCCGACAAGATCAACTATCTCGGCAACACCGGCCCGGCCAGCGTCAACAAGATCAGCGCAGTGGTGAACCGCATTGGCGCCCTGGGCGAGGTTGCCGGTCTGCAGAGCGGACCGCTGGCTGCGCTGGGTGCCACCGTCGCCGGCATGGGCATCGAGTCGGAAGTCTCGGCCACCGGCATCAAGAACATGCTGCTCACCCTGGCCTCGGGTGAGTCGGCCACCAAGAGCCAGCGCGAGGCCTTCGACAAGCTGGGTATCAAGGCCACGACCATGGCCCAAGTCATGCAGAAGGATGCAGGCGGGGCGATCATGTCGGTGCTTCAGAAGCTGCGCGCACTGCCCAAGGCCGAGCAGGCCGCGACCATGACGCAGCTGTTCGGCCGCGAGTCGATCGGTGCGATCGCACCGCTGCTGACCAATCTGGAGCTGCTGCAGGGCAACTTCGCCAAAGTCGCCGATGCGCAGCGCTATGGCGGCTCGATGTCGGCCGAGTACGCATCGCGGGTGGCCACCTCGGCCAACTCGCTGCAGCTGCTGAAAAACACCGCAGTGGTGGTGTCCCAGTCGATCGGCCAGGTGCTGCTACCGCAGTTCAAGCAACTGACCGAGCGCACGGCTGCGGTGGTCGGCCAGGTCACGACGTGGATCCGCGCCAATCCGGTGCTGGTGGGTGCGATCGCCAAGACGGCGATCGCCGGCGCCGCGCTGGTCACGATCCTCGGCGGCCTGCTGGTGGCCGGCGGCGTGGCCGCGATGGCGTTCTCGCAGATCCACGGCGCCGTCGCGCTGCTGTCGGGCGGTGGCGGCTTCGGTGCGCTGCTGCGGCAGGGGCTGGCGTTCGGCGGCCGCGTGCTGCCGATGCTCGCCAATGGCGCTCGCTTGCTGCTGCCGCTGCTCGGCGGCGTCAGCCTGCCGGTGCTGGCCATCGGCGCGGCCGTCGCTGCCGTGGCGCTGCTGGTGTGGAAGTACTGGGGGCCGATCAAGGCCTTCGCCATTGGCGTCTGGCAAGGCATCGTCGATGTCGCCGCGCCGGTTCTTGCCGAGCTGAAGACCGCGCTCGCGCCACTGGCGCCCGTGTGGGACACCGTGGCCGCAGCGATGGGTCAGGCCTGGGCATGGGTCAAGCAGCTGCTGACGCCGTTCGAGGCCACCACGGCGCAGTTGCACGGTGCAACGCAGGCCGGTCGCGGCTTCGGGCAGATCCTGGGCGCGGTGCTGGTCACCCAGCTGCAGCTGGCGGTCAAGGCGATCGGCTGGCTGGTGCAGGCGTTTGTGTTGGTGTTGCCGGTGATCAAGCAGATCCTCGGCGGCGTGTGGCAAACCGTCCAGGGCACGTGGTCGCTGATCGTGGGCGTGTTCACCGGCAACGGCGATCGCATCCGCCAGGGGCTGCTGCAGCTGTGGGCCGGCATCAATCTGCAGCTGGCCAACTGGCCGGCACGGATGCTGCAGGCCGGCGCCGACATGATCAGCGGCCTTGTCCAGGGCATCCGTTCCAAGCTCGGCGCGGCTGGCGATGCGATCGCCAGCGTCGGCACCGGCGTGGTCGATCGCTTCAAGGGCCTGCTGGGTATCCACAGCCCCTCGCGCGTGTTCGCCCAGCTGGGCGACTTCACCATGCAGGGCCTCACCGTAGGCCTGCAGCGCGGCCAGGGCGCGCCTGTGCAGGCCGTCGTGGCGCTTGGCAACCGGATGCGTGCCGTGGGCGCCGGCCTGGCCCTGGCGACGGCCACAGCGCCTGTGGCGGCGATCGACAGCCGCGCGCCGCTGTCGGCCCCTGTGCGCGCCGCCAGCGCGCCTGCAGGCGGCAACAGCTACGTCATCCACGTCTATGCCGCACCAGGCATGGATACCAACGCACTGGCGCGCGAAGTCGCCCGCCAACTTGAAGAGCGCGAACGGCGCACGGCGGCCGCGCGCCGCTCCAGCCTGCGCGACGATTGAGGACCCACCCCGATGATGATGTCCTACGGCACCTTTGTGTTTGCCCTCGATAGCGCCGCCTATCTGCAGCTGCAGCGGCAGATGAGCTGGCGCCACGCCACCAGCGAGCGCGTCGGTGCGCGCGCGGCCAGCCAGTTCCTTGGACCAGGCGATGAGACCATCGAGCTATCGGGCCTGATCGCACCGGACCTGACCGGCTCGCGTGGATCGCTGACCACGCTGCGCAGACTTGCTGCAGACGGCGAGCCGCTGCCGCTGGTCGACGGCACCGGCTGGGTGTATGGGCCGTATGTGTTGCTGGCGGTCAACGAGACGGCCTCGCTGTTCTTCCCGGATGGCACGCCGCGCCGCGTCGAGTTTCAACTGAGCCTGCGCCGCACCGACGACGTGGCGCCCGAGGCAACCGCCGCATGAGCTACCCGATTCCGCAGTGGCGCGTGGTGCTCGATGGCACCGACCTCACCGAGCGCATCGCACCGCGCCTGCTCGATCTCACCCTCACCGAATGCCGAGGCGGCGAAGCCGACCAACTGGATCTGCGCATCCACGACCACGACGGCAAGATGGCGCTGCCCAAACGTGGCGTGCGCTTGGCCGTAGCCCTGGGCTGGAAAGCCACCGGCCTGGTCGACAAAGGCACGTTCATCGTGGACGAGGTGGAATATAGCGGTGCGCCGGACATCATCACCGTGCGCGCGCGTAGTGCGGATCTGACTGCGGACATGCGCACACGCCGCGAGCGCAGCTGGCACAACACCACCCTGGGCACCGTGCTCAACACGCTCGCCGGTGAGCATGGACTGACGCCGCGCGTGGCCGACGCGCTGGCGCGTACCAAGCTGCCCCATCTCGACCAGGCCAACGAGAGCGACATGAATCTGCTCACCCGCCTGGGGCAACGCTTCGATGCGGTTGCTACCGTCAAAGGAGGCGCGCTGGTCTTTGCGCCGATCGGTGCCGGCACCACTGCAACCGGCAAGCCGCTGCCGACTGTCACCCTGACGCGGCGCGACGGCGACCAGCACCGTTACTCAGTCGCCGACCGTGATGCCTATACCGGCGTGCGCGCGTACTGGGTGGACAAAGGCAAGGCGCGGCGGCAGTCGGTGCTAGTGGGCACTGACGACAATGCAAAGCGCCTGCGCGAGTCGTATGCAGATGAGGCGACGGCACGCCAGCATGCGCATGCGGAGTTTGAGCGGGTGCAACGCGGCATGGCGAAGTTTGATTACACCCTCGCAGTCGGGCGTCCCGATCTTTTTCCAGAGCAGCGTGTCACGCTACTTGGCTTCAAGGCGGGAATAGATGAACAGCCATGGGTAATCGCAGAAGCGAGGCACTCCTGCTCCGAAATTGGCCTCAGAACACAAATAGCTCTTGAGACTGCAAGAGCCTCGTAACATCTAGTGTCCGAGGACGCACTAGACATGTCATCAAGTTCTGCCTAATCTCGCAAAACAGGGGTGGATCCAAGGCACGACCTGAGATGCCCGTAAGGCAAGGATGTCGTGCTTTTCAAGGAAGTTCTCATGGAGAGTAAGATGAAAAATAGGACGAACACACACCGCCTCACACTAGCGCTAACTGTCTCCATTTCTTTATTGGTAGGCACTGAAGCTTCCTTTGCACAACGACATGCACCGGCATCGGACGGAGTCAGTGCATCTCAGTTGAGTGCATTAGATAAAGCTGGCATTGAAAAATCTCTGTCTGAAGAGCTACAGAAAACATCTGTAAAAGTAACAAAGGTGCCTGGACAGAAGAAGTTCAATATGTCCGCTCGGCTTTCCCCAGAGAAAAGTTTGCTTGTAATTGATCTGGGCAAAGATGCGATTCCTGATCAGAACGGGGCTGATTTCGAAGAACAGTGCGATCTCTTTATCGAAACCGCTCGACCACTTTTGATCGGCATCGTAAGCGTGGAGAGCTACCGATGCACCTTCGGCGGGAAGGAAATTTCTTTTTATCACCCCGAAGCCAGCATCCCCGAAAAAAAAAACTAGTTGCTCCTAACCAAGAGGACCCTCTTCCTCTAGTCATGCTATCTGCAGGCCATGGTCTCTATATAGATCATCCGCCAGGCAAGCCAACAGAGTGGATCCCGCAACGCCCGAAACCGTCAAACGGCATAACGGAAGACTTCATCACGCCGGGATATGTAAGTGACATCAGCTCATCACTTACGGCACGTGGCGCTCAGGTTGCGATAGTCCTTCCAAGATCAGATTCCACGGCAATACACACGCCGACTGGCGAGCCATGGTGGAAGGTTGCTGCAAAGTACCACTTGCAAGCATTGCTTCCCAGTAATGGGGCTGACATTTGGGCGACGCTCCCGTACGACAAGTCTAAATTACGTGAATACAACGAAGATATCCGTGCGAGACCGTTCTACGCCAATTATCTGGGCGCCGACTACCTTGTCAGCATCCATACCAATGCTTCAACTAGCACTGCGTCACACGGCACTACTGGGTGGTATCACGACGGAAATTATGCAGCACCGAGTCGCTTATTAACCAGCAACATCCTTTGTTCGATGAAGGAGGTTATCCAAGCAAATTCCAAATATGCGGACTGGACCATTGACACGGTACCCCGGGGAGTTACGAATAAAGGGGAAAACACTCACGCGAAGCTTCCGGCCACGATCATCGAGGTCGCCTTCCACACCAATGTTGCTGATGCCGCCGCTCTAAAAGATGCAACCTTCCGAAAACTAGCTGCAAAAGGCATAGCTAAGGGAATTGATATTAACAAAGATGGAAAGACGTGCTCCACGTTCAAAATCGATTCGATTCCAACCGTCACAGGCCCCATCGGAACTCCCTTCGACTACAAAATAAATTATTCGGGAAATCCCACATTTCCGGTTGTAATGCATTTTGAAACAATAAAATGCGCCTCTGGCTGGACATGCAGTTCGGGCACACGTACAACGTCGTCGGGAAGCTCTCCTTTGACGTATCAGATCAGTTGTACGGGTAGCAACACGACTCCCGGAACGTTCGTAGCAAGGAGATGGCTCGTCGATGCGGACGGCATTAAAACTGCTCCTGTAGAACATACCTACACATGCACGCCCCCAAGTTCGATGAAGGCGCACCCATCAGATGCGCCCTTTGTTCCGAACGTAGCTTCATAAGCGCGCCTAGGCCACCGCAAGTAATTTCCCTACATACAAAGTAGCGAAGCTTGCCAAACTGAGTGCGGTTGTCAGGCCATCTCGCGCTGTCAGGATGACGGCGATTGGATCGCAAGGAGCTAAGTGCCGACACCTACAAAAGCCGCCGGGCACAAACCGGCGGCTTTTTCTTTGCGAGCTAGCAAGCTCTACAGTTCACGCAGGTATAGCCGATAACGGCAAATTTCTCACGAGCAGCTGCCCAATAGCGATACTGATCACTTGCTCTTTTTTTTGCGCCCACCAACAACAATCTGCATGTTGCTTTGATCCACCATCGCTGTCGTCGAAACCGCTTGACCCACGTCGCTGTTGTTGAGTGACAGGACCGGGCCGGCACCCTCCTTAGACGAGACATCGGTTAACAAGCCCAACGCAGAAAGTGCAGCGTTGCGGGCAGCCGGTGACGCATCTTTGAACGCAGACAGCAGTCGCCTATCGGCGAGGTCTAGCTGCGCCCGATGTCCAGACAACACGTACATGACATCGACGCCACGGTCGAGCGCGGCCAGCAGATACGCTCCGCCGGGCAGGTTGATGTCTTTCTCGAAGTTCAGTTGCGCGTAGCGCGTGAGGCCGAGTTGCACAGCCATCTCGTCCTGCGTCAGGCCAAGTCGTTTGCGCTCTTCCTTCAGGCGTTTCCCTACGGTCATTACAGGCATTTCCTTACTTGACAATGTTGAGTTAAGTCCACAAAATTCCCAAAAGTAGACGGAACCGCCCCATGTCCCGTAAGAGTCAGATGCAGCAGTTCACGCCCCGCAGCCCGGAACAGGCGCGACAGTGGCTTGAGGCAAATGGCATCACGGTCTCGGCATTCGCCAGGCAGAACGGCGTGGATCGGTCGATCGTGCATGACCTGCTCCGTGGCCGTTCTCAAGGCAAATATGGCGAGTCCCATAAGGCGGCAATCGCCCTGGGCCTCAAGGCACCACCCAATAGTGCCACAGAAATCCCAACCGCTAAGAGCTCAAGGGGGTGAGCATGTTCGGTCGGAAGAAGATCGTTTTTCGCTGCGAGGCGTGTAGCGCGAGGCTCATCAAACGCACCAGCGTCCTCGCACATAAATTCCTTCGGCATGACTCCTACGTTTGCGAGAACCCGATGTGCGGTGCGACTTACACAGGCCATTCGGAGTTGACCGGTATTGCCAGCCCCAGCGGCGTGCCCACGGCACACAGCGAGCTTCCACCAACACCGGCGCTCCAACGCGCCCAGGCGCTACAGGCGTACCGCGAGTCGCTCGGCGACCGTCAGCTGGATCTGCTCCCCGTAGGCGGCGAGCAGTTCTTCCCTCACCTCTGAGGCACCCCTAATGCGAAAGACCATTGATTGGGCGGCATTGCCGCCCACGGCGAAGCTTTGCCTGGAAGTTGCACTCATCCACGGCGGCCTTGTGAAGACTGAACACGGTTACATCGGTCGCACTGCCGCGCCGGACACAGATCAGCGCTTCGGCGCAGTTCCGGTTGCCGCACTCATGCGCGAAGGCCTGGCCACCTCTGACGCCTTCGACGAGCGCCTTGTGGCGATGACCGATGCCGCCACCGCGTTGTTCCATCTCCACCCCGAGAACACCGAGGTCGGCTCGTGAGGCATTCCAACAGCTGGTTCACCGCACAGGAGCCGCGATTCGTTGATGCGGCCAGCAATCTGCCGCAGCGCATCGCGCCGCACGCCAAACACGAAGAGGCACGCCTGCTCGCTGCCGCCGTTGACGCACACCGCCGTTCGGGCGGCGCTTACGTCGTGATTGACAACGCCACAGCTCCGCTCTCGCCTCGGCGCTGGCTCGGCGTCTAAGGAAGTTTGATGCAAGAGGATCTGCGGCAACAGGTGCTGTCCCGGCTGGAACGGGATTACGGACTCAAGCACCGTAGTGGTACCGAGTACATGCGCGGCGGCAAGTGCCCGTCGTGCGGCAAGAAAGAGCTGTACACCAACCATCTCAAGCCTTGGGTGGTGAAGTGTGGCCGCCAATCCAAGTGTGGGCGCGAGCTGCACGTCAAGGATCTGTACGACGACCTGTTCGACGACTGGTCCAAGCGCTTCCAGCCAACGCCTGCGGCTCCCAACGCCGCGGCCGATGCCTACCTTCAGTTCTCTCGTGGCTTTGACTTGGCGCCGCTTAAAGGCCTCTACACGCAGGACAGCCACTACGATCGCAAGATCAGCGCCGGCACCGCAACGGTGCGCTTTGCGCTCGTCAAGGGCGGCTGGTGGGAGCGCTTGATCGATCGCCCGCATCGCTTTGGCAAGCAGAAGGCGCGCTTTGCGCCAGGCCAGAGCTATGCGGGTGTTTGGTGGGCTGCTCCTGCCGCGCTGACAGCTATGCAGACGGCACGCGAGGTGTGGATCGTTGAGGGCATTTTTGATGCGATTGCGCTCCTGCAGCACGGCATGTGCGCGGTGTCGGCCATGTCCTCCAACGCATTTCCGGAAGAATCACTGCGCGAGCTCGCCAAGGCACGCATGGCCGACCTTCCGACCATCGTGTGGGCACTGGACAACGAGCCGGGCGCACGTGCGTACACGTACAAGCACATCAAGCGCGCAGCGGCGCTGGGCTTCGACTCGCGGGCAGCGCAGATCGTCCAGCGCGATAGCAAGAAAACCGACTGGAACGACCTGCATCTGCGGGCTATCGCGTCCGATGATGCCAAGCAATGGGACAACGACGTCAACGAAGCCCGCTACCAGGGCGACTTGCTCGTGGCCCGCTCGGCGGTGGACAAAGGCCTGCTGATGTTCGAGCACGACGGCCGCAACGACTTCTGGCTGGAGTATCGCTCCCGCCTGTACTGGTTCGACTTCGACACGCAGCGCTTCGACAAACTGCGTAAAGAGAAGCTGGGCGACATCGATGCCGACGACGGCGACGAGGTTGCTGCCGAGGATTTGAGGAAGATCAAGCGCGCTGCATGTTCCGTGCAGAAGATCGCCAACTGCTACCCGGAGGCGCTGTATTTCCAGCGGCAGGAGGTCACGGACGAGAGCTGGTACTACTTCCGTGTGGATTTCCCGCACGATGAGCCCAGCGTAAAGGGCACCTTTACTGGTGGGCATGTTTCCAGCGCGTCCGAGTTCAAGAAGCGCCTGATCTCTCTGGCCGCCGGAGCCATGTTCACCGGTACCGGCCACCAGTTGGACCGCCTGATCGAGGAGCAGACCGAGGCCATCAAGAAGGTCGACGCCATCGACTTCGTGGGCTACAGCAAGGAACACCACGCCTACCTGCTCGGCGATTTGGCCGTGCGCGACGGCGAGCTGGTGACGGCCAACGAAGAGGACTACTTCGAGTTCGACAAGCTGCGCCTGAAGACCACGCAGAAGTCCATCCGTCTGGAGATCCAACGCGACGCCGAGGCGTTCCGCGTGGATTGGCTACCGTGGCTGTGGCAGTGCTTCGGCACGCACGGCATGGTCGCCATGACGTTCTGGTTTGGCTCGTTGTTCGCCGAGCAGATCCGGACCGGGCACAAGAGCTTTCCATTCCTCGAAGCCACCGGTGAAGCCGGCGCTGGCAAGACCACACTGTTGACGTTCCTGTGGAAGCTGCTGGGCCGGTCGGACTACGAGGGCTTCGACCCGGCCAAGTCGTCCAAGGCCGGCCGTGCACGCGCCATGGGCCAGGTATCCGGCATGCCCGTCGTCCTGCTGGAGGCGGACCGCAGCGAGCCGGACAAGGCGCACTCCAAGACGTTCGAGTGGGATGAGCTGAAAGACTTCTTCGGCGGCGGCACCCTGGCAACCCGTGGCGTGCGCAACGGCGGCAACGAGACCTACGAGCCGCCGTTTCGCGGCACGATCGTGATCACCCAGAACGCCGCGGTGGACGCCAGCGAGGCGATCCTCACACGCATCGTGAAGCTGCACTTCAAACGCCCGCAGGTCACCACCGACAGCCGTATCGCGGCCGACAACCTCAACGCACTGCAGGTCGAAGAAGTCAGCCATTTCCTTGTGCGTGCCATCCGCCAGGAGCGCGCCATCCTTGATCTGTTCGCCGAGCGGGTGAAGGTGTTCGAGGCCAAGCTGCGCGCGCAGCAGGATCTGCGCCTGGAGCGTGTCATCAAGAACCACGCGCAGATGCTGGCCCTATTCGACTGCCTGCGCCTGGTCATCACCATCCCTGACGACATGGTCGAGCAGACACGGCTCGCGCTGTTGGACATGGCACTGGAACGGCAGAAAGCGATCAGCGCCGACCACGCGATGGTCAATGAGTTCTGGGAGGTCTACGAATACCTCGAAGCCACCGGCCACGGTAAAGCCGTCGTCAACCATAGCCGCGACGCGCAGCGCATCGCGATCAACCTCAATCACTTCGCGGCACGGGCCGCGCAGTTCAGTCAGTCCGTGCCCGACCTCAAGGTGCTGCGTGCGCTTCTCGGTGACTCGCGCCGGCACAAGTTCATCGGCGCGAACGTGGCCGTCAACAGCGCCGTCCTCAAGGACGAGTTGTCCGGGGTCGGTACCACCGTTAAGTGCTGGGTATTCGCCAAATGAGCGCGTTTCCTCATGTTGGAAATTTCTGGAAATTTTCGTTGACATCTGCCCAGGAGCGGAGCAACCATTACCGCGTCGCCGCACAATCGGCGACCGGGATTGGCGTCCCGAACTTACACGGCGCAACAGCGCCCATCGAACGATGCTCGGCGCTTTTTTCTCGCCCGGCATTCGCTTGGGCGCGTGCCTGCCAGTTCTATGGCGGGCGGTGCGTGGGGGCCGCAAGGCCCGCCGGTTCCGTGTATCCGGTACGCCAACCCGCACCGTCCGCCACCCCGATTGGCGTCGGGGCGGCGGATTTCTGTCAAAGCACGGAGTTCCGCATGTCCTACGACGCTCAAGAAGCGCCGGCCAATGCCGCGCGTCAGATCGCCCATTACTTCGGCCTGATCGCCGACACCCTCGATTGGAACCACACCGCCTGGCTCGGCCTGCAGGCTAAGCTGCAGGCCATGGGCAAAGCGCCCGAGGCGCTGACGCTGGCCGATGTCGAGGCCGCCATTTCCAGCACCAATGCCGACCTGGCCGAGGTGCGCCAGTGAGCCGCCGCGACCTGCACAAGGCGCTGCGCGTGGCTCCCGGCGTCTACCTGCTCCTGCAGATCCGGGCGACCGACGTGCTGGCCGAGATCTACGCCGACGGTCTGCATGATCGCCCATCGGTGATGTTCGCCTGCAGCGCGATCGACGAACCGAGCGCGTTGTTTCTTGTCGATGACGGAACTGGCCTGGTCATCGGCTCGTTGCACGTGGTCATGCCGGAAGCCGAGGCCGCCGCGCTGCAGGAATGGGTAATCGAGCGCATGCCTGCAATGGAGGTGGCTTGATGGACGCCGCTCACCCGAACACACAGCTGCCAGAGGACGCTGATTTCTCGATCAGCGAAGAAGAGCAATACCGCCTCTGGCGCGCGTATCACGCCGCAGCGTTGCTTGCCGGGCTGACGAACGATATCGCGATCGAGGCTGGCATCAATCACGACGGACCGGCTGCGGTGGCCGAGTACATCCGGCACGAACTGCTTTATGTGCTCAGCGGCGCGCAGCGTCTGCGTGAACCTGACCCCAGCATTCCGCCATCCGGCGCCGACCTGATCTAACCCCGCAACAGCGGGCCGGCGGGCGGTGCTGTAACACTGCCCCAAGGCCCTCCACCAACGCAACTCAGGAGAGTCGATATGCAACAGCAAACTGGAGCACGTCCAGCCACGGCAGCACGTCCGTTGGCTTTGAGCACCGGACCCAGCCCGGAGGCTACCACGCCGACCGTCGCCGCCTACGACCGCAGCGTGGGCGACTGCTCAGCGACCATCACCATGCACGTCACCCATGGTGCGGTCGTGGTCACCGCCACCCTGAATATGGGACCGCTTCGCGAGGCTCGCCAATCGTGGGAGCGGCGTCGCGGCACTGGCACCGGCTGGAAACTCATCGACGGGCCTCGCCTGTGGACGACGGCGGAAGACCGCATCAGCACAGAGTTGGCCGAGTTCATGGACGGCCTGGACTTCCCCTTCGACCTGGCCAACATGCTGCCGCGCCGACCGACTGCCGCCGCCGCTGCTGTGGCCCAGGCCGCGCAGGAGGTGGCGCATGGTTGAGCTGCTCGCTTTGGCGATGATCCTGGCGCCGGCCGCCGGCGGCGCGCTGGTCTACAAGCTGTGGGCCTCGCGCCGTCCACGCCTCACGCAGACCGGCCTGGCTGTTGGACAGGTTCCGCAGCGGCTGCGTCGCCGCACTCGCATGGCTGTGCGCCGGGAGGCTGCTCATGGCTGAGTCCGTCATCCTTCTCGGCCCGCAGGGCAGCTGCAAATCGCTCAATGCCGAGGCGCTGTGTCACCAACTCGGCCTGCAGAAGGTCATTGAGCTTGAGGACGTCTTGTTCACTTTCCGCGCTGATCGCCTGGATCCTGTCGGGCAGCTGATCCTGACCTGCAACGAGCAGCAGGCCCGCAGCTGGTCGGTGCGCTGGGGCTTGCGCCTAATGCGTGTCGACGAAGCACGTGCCCAGCTCGGCGCCGCGTGGAGGACACAGCCATGAACCTGCAGCGCACGATTGAGGTTGCTCGCGCCGCAGCGCGTTTGGGAGAGCCTGGCCCCCTGTCCACCGGGGAGGCACTCACTGCCGCTCTGGTGCTGAATCGCCACGATTGGCTGGCCGAAATGGGCTACACCATTGCCCAGGCGTTGGACCGGATCGACTCCCACACAGTGCACCATCTGCGGGATGCCGAACGCGCATTGCGCGGGGAGGCGCCGTGACGCAACGTCAGATCGACCACGACACACCACTGCCGGGCTGTAGGAACGGCCACACCGCACGCCACATCATCGACCTTCGCCGTCCTGAGTCTGGTGGCGGGCACTTCGTGGAGTGCACCTGCGGGCGCACGCAGAAGCATCCCAGCTTCGAGCTGGCCATCGCCGAGTGGCGACGCGGCAATGGGATCCGCGCAGCGCGTCAGCCCCGTCCTGCAGCCAGCAACGTGGTGCAAATGGGTCTGCGACTGACAGGCGGTACGGGGCGATGACGCAGAACCTTCAACGGCAGGCCAGCAGCGAGTGCATTACGGATACGGCTTACGTGGCGGTGATTGTCAGTGCGTTGAGTCATGAGGGATTGAGCGTCCAGACCGCTGACGGCAGACCAGCGAGGCTTGCGGTTGTCGATCAGGATGGGCGCGTTATAGCAGTTGGCCAAGAGATCGCTGCTGCGGCCTTCGATGCGGCTGTAAAGTCGTACCGCAACTTCTTAATCGGCAACGGCCACCTGCGCATCCTGTCGAAGCCAATACCAATATAAATCGCATCCACATCAAATTTTATTTCAACCAACTTTAGGCCAGCAGCGTGAAACTAACCCGACCCGAAGCTTAAATTCGAGATTACTCGTTGACTGTATTGTACTTCCCGAAAATATTGGCGCCCCAAGCATCACTATTCTTCAGGCATTTTACCCTCAGGCAGGTGCGGCCCCCCAGGGGCCGCACAGCCAAACTTGCCAAGTATTTCAGGATGAGATCGATCGCAGAAGACCACTTCGCACACATCTCCGATAGTGTGCTTAGCGGCAT